CAGCAAAGCCGCCAGCCGAAGCATCATTGCCGTTTACTTGGTCGACAGTGAATGCGCGCTCGGTAGAGCCGACAGCACGCAGCGCGTCTGTTACAGCACTATCAATCTCGCCTTTTTTATCCAGAAAATACTGTGCCAGCGTTGTCTGGGTTGAAATCAGGTTGGTGAGTTGTTCGGATTGCGTCGTCATGGAATGTGTCCTGCGTTAAGTTTCAAGCGCGGTGAGGCGGTCGTATTGGCGCAACTGTTCGAGCTGCATTTGGGCTAAGCTGCGCGCCACGGCGGCGAGCGGGCCGCTCGCCAAGAGTTCCAGCGGTGGGCCTGACGCCTCGAAGGTCACGCTGCCATTTGGCAAAGCGACAAGGGATAATTCAAAACCCATGATGAGCGGCGCGACCTGTGATTTGTAAGCCAGCGCTGTATCGGGATGAGACCAGATGGCGAACAGCGTCCCGTCTTCTAAAAAGAAGCCGAACTCGCGGACAGTGAAGGCCAGATCGCCGTCGGCCACAAAGCCAAGCTCGACCAGAGTGCTCGATAATTTCTGCGCGTGTTGGACGCCAACCCGCTCGCGCTCATTGCGCAGGGCCGTCGCGGTGGCATGACCACCGCTATTGACGGGTACGTTATAGCCATAATCGCCGAACGCGGCATGGGTAATTTTCGCGGCGATGCCTGTTTGGGCGGCGCTGATTGAGGCCTGCAATCCGGCCTGCGTGATGATCGGAACAATTGCGGTCATAGAGATACTCCAAGGTCGAGGCGCAGGCGCAGGATAGATGCAGCGCGGGCGCAACTGGCGAGGGCGAGGTCAGCGCGTTGGCGGGCATCGGCGCGCGTGGGATTAACCACGCGGCGAATGGCGGTGCCTGCTGTTGCATGCGTCGCCACGGCGAGTTTAACGGGCGCGCGCGCCGCGATTTGCAGCGTGAAGTGGCTGCGCAGCGGTTTAACTTCGCCGATCAGGTCATCAAGCAGGCTGGCAAATCGCGGCGACAGGAAAACGTCATCAGTCGGATCTAGCATCTCGCCCGCATAGGCGATGATTTTGAATGTGTGCGGCGCGGCATTGTCCTCAAACCATTCGGTCAGTGACGTGCGGACAGACAGCGCCGACATCACCGTTTCAACGGCGGCGCGTGTGCCTTTCAGCTTGTGCGCTTCAAAGCTGGCCAGCACCATGCGGCGCTTAACATCCAGCGACCAATGCGCTTTCCAGACATCGACACTCACCGACCATGCCAGCCAAGGCAGGTGATCTTCGAGCACTTCATCGGCAGACCAGAGCGCGGCGATTGAGAATTGCAGTGCATCAAATCGTGTGGCGGCCGTCTTTTCCAAAGCAGTCTCAAGCGAGGTCGCGGTTGGCGGTAGAATTGTTTTGAAATCAGACATTGCCAGCCACCTCCACGGTCAACTGAATATCGCCCTCGATGGGCGCTTGATTGGCGGTGATTGCAATATCGCCCAGCGGTTCGCTTAACGCAACGCGGGTTACACTGGCGACGTGTAGTGCGGCGGCAATGCCACTAAACGCGACAGGCATGCCGACCTTACGCACAGACGTCAGATAGAGATCGAGCGCCTTGGTCGCCTGAATTTTTACAAGCCCATCATCAGGGCCCTGCGGAATGAACAGAGTGGCGGTGACGTGAACGGGGACAGGCACAGCGGCTTGCACCACCACCTGATCGGTCAAAGGTCGGACGCGGTCATCGTTGAGACGCAGACGCACGGCGTCGAGCATGGCCGCATTGGCAAGACCGCTCGGCGATTTGCTCAAGACAGTGACGGTCACAACGCCCGGCGACGGCGAGGTGACGCCGACATCACCGATTGAACCGTCTGCGTCCAGCGCGTTGAAATAATACGCGGCGCGCGGTCCAGCCACTGAAAAGGTTTCGAAGGCGCTTTGAATGCGGCGGCGCAGCGCATCATCGCCTTCGCCTGCAAGCCGCATAACTTGGAAAAGCGCGCCTAAGTGGTCGAGCGTTGCACCTGTTGCATAGGCCAGCAGCGCGCCCTTGGCCGCGCCATTGATACGCGAGCGCATGAGCATTTCGCGGTAGGCAAACATCTGAATGACGCGCGAAATCGGCTCGCTCTCGAGCGCCAATGCAGGCGCAAGGTCAGGCTCTGCGTCGATGACATAGGCGCGAAGGTCGGCCAGTATCGTTTCGAAATCGAGCGTCTCGACAATCTCTGGCGGTGGCAGCTGTGAAAGATCAATGGCTGTCGTCATGCCAGCGCCTCCCCAAGTACACCTGCCAAGGCAATCGTCTCGCCGTCATATTCGCCCTCAAGATTGACATCGAGCGCGCCAGCTCTGGCATCAAAAATCTCAACGCGGCTAAGCTTCAGGCGTGGCTCCCAGCGGGCCAGAGCGGCGGCGACAGCGGCGCGGACCTCGGCAATCAAGCCTTCAGAGATTGGCGCATCGAGCAGCGCATAAAGCCGCGAGCCATAAGCGCGGCGCATAACGCGGCTACCGATGGGCGTGGTCAGGATATCGCGCACGGATTGGCGCAAATGGTCGATGCCATTGATCGCCGCGCCTGTGCTGGCCGACATGCCCGTGTAAACAGCGCCCGTCATTTCGACGTGACCGTGGTTGACGTGGCGACCACTTTGCCGCCCGCGACAGCGTCATCATTGCGGGCAATTGGTTTGCCGCCCGCGCCGCCGAGGGCAACGTCGCCTTCGAGTGTGATTTGTGGCGCTTCGAGGCTGATCGCGTTGCGGCCTTCAAGGACGACCTCGTCAGCGCTGAGCGTGATCTGGCCGTCTTCTACGACGAGGCGTGTCGTGCCAATCTGAACGATGAGCGTACCCGCATCTGGCAGATTGATGACGCGTGTGCTGGTCGAATTATCATAGATATCGTAGCCGCCATCGGTGTGGCCGCGACCGCTAATGTCTGGCGTGTCCAGCGTGGCAGGCGACTCTGGCGAATACATCGCGGGCAGAACGCAGCCCGCCTCGAGTGTGCCGCTGGGCGCGAACACGACGACGCGCTCGCCTACCTCTGGTGCGTCCCATGTTAGTTCGGCACCGGATGCGCGTTGCGTTAGCCAAGGCAACCAGCCAGAAATGTGGCCTTCGCTAAACAGGACACGCACACGGGCGTTCGGATAATCAGCCTCGGCGATCTGGCCATAAGAGATCAGGCGGTCGAGGCGGCGCTCGAGATCGGAAAGGCGCTGGCCGTGATTAAACATCTGGCACCACCTGCGTGTAATCGTCGATATGATCTGGGCCTACGTCTGGCGCGATGCCGACATAGAGCGCAGCGGGCAGGACACCGCTGGCGGCTTCGGCATTCAGGCGAACTTTCTGATCCCAGCGCACCTGCCAAAGCGCGAGGCCTTGGCGGTCAAGTGACGGCGCATACAAGGTGCGCGCATCGGCAGGTAACGCCGGGTGGACCCATTCTAATCCCCAGTCCGAGTCGCAAATTTCCAAGAGGCATTGGCGCGCGATGGCGGCAGCGGCCTCGCTGCGCTTCAGGCCAACGCGGTCAATCGTATAGATCACCGCCGTCATCTTCAGCGTATAATCAATCAGCCCGCCAGAGACGCGGGTCGGATCTGTATAGGCGAGACATGAGACGCGAATGCCGGGCGCGGCGGCGCTGAAGCGTTTAATCTCATTAGCGGTAAAGTCGCCGCCATGTGGCAGGGCTTCGCGCAGCTTTGGCATCGCGGTTTTTAGCTGGTCGCAAATCGCCTGAAGCAGAATGTCATGGGTCATCTCGCTCATTGCAAATGCTCCTGCACCGCAAGACTGATCAGGTCAGAGATTTCAGACAGGTCATCGTCAGAGACGCCAAGGAATGGCCGCGCAGGTACAGCGGCGGGCGCAGCGGGCATGTCATCTGTGCCGCCAAATTGCATCAACGCCGCTTGGATCGCGTCAGAGCCGACCGTGACTTCGTCTGCGCCAGTGACCTCGCCCGCGAGCGAATCCAGCATGCCGCCGCTGGACATCAGCAGCGACTGGCCGCCCCGGCGCGTCTTGGCATATTCGGTTGACCAAGCGGGCCACCGCTTGCCATCGGGACCAGCCTTGTCATCGCTAATGCGGCGGCGGGTCTGGCCCTCAATCATCACGGCAAGCGATGGCAGAAGGTCAGGCACGATATCGCCCATGGCCAGAAGCTGGCTGTTGATCGCCGCCAAGTCGGGCGCGTCAATGATGATCTCAATGCCTGCCATGCCTTAGAGGTCTCGCAATTTTTCACGGGTGAATTGGCGCGCTGGGCCAGTGACGGAGATGACTTTCGCGCCGCCTTCAACTTTGCCGTCGCCGTCGCGGTCCAGGCCCAGCGTGGCGGTGCCATTGGAGTAGCGCCGCATCAAAGCCATCGCGTCTTCGTAACGCTGGCGCAGCTCGTCGGTGAGGCGGGTGGCCGATTGGGCCAGATAATAAAGCGCAATATCGACGCACGGGCGCACTAGAACAGGCGCGGGCGAGACAAGCGGCAAAGGGTAATGCGCAGCGATATGGCTATCGATTAAAGCCGAGGCATCCGCCAAGGCCCGTTCGATAGACGTATTTGAAGGCGCATCTTCGGTGTGACGGGTGGCGACTAAGGCCACCTCATCTACGCCGTAGAGCTCTTCCATATCGCTGCGGGTTGCATACATCGCGGGCTAGTCCTCGATCATGTTGGCACTGTCATCGACAATGCCTTCGAGCTTGCCCGCATAGGGCTGCCCGTCGATCTTGAATGAGACCTCATTGAAGCGGTCATCGACGCGCTTGAACTCAATGTGCGTCAGCTTGCCGAGATCGCGGGCTTTGCTTTCGGTGCGCAGGAAGACTTTGGCTGCCTTCTCCCAGTCGCCATCAAAGCCGCTATCCGATTTGGGAATGTCAGCGATCAGCTCCGTGAAGGCTTCAGTCTGATCGGCGGGCGTGCTCGCTGTTTCAGCTTCAGCCTTCGTGTCGTACTCGATCTCTTCGGAGATCAGGTGCGGGTCATCGAAAATGACCACCTCTTGATCTTCATCGAGGATAACCATCGCGCCGAGACTGGCAGGCCAATTGTCCTGCGCCTCGTCGTCGAGCGGGAAGTAGCGGGCCTCTTTGCCGAACCGCTGCCCGCCGCGAATATAGCCGACGCGCCGCGACTTCACTTTAAGGATGTTGAGTTTCATGGGTCAGCCCTCCTTAAAGTACGCGCGGCGACAGCAGGATTTCCGCCGTGCCCTGGTACTCGTTGGTTGCGCCTGCATCATTTCGCTCGCTGACGAGCAGCTTGCGGGCTTTGCGATCATTGGCAGGACCAACGACGAGCAGGTTCGCGATGAGCCCAAGCGGCTCGCCCTCATCATCCGTCATTGACATGATGGCTTTGCGCGCAGCCTCATAATTGTCAGCGTTGAGCTCGGCCTTTGACGCGAAGGCCAGTTGCCAGAATGTGTAACCCGCATTGGCGCGGGCATGGCTGCCCCAGACAACTTCGTTGCGATCAAAGACGTTTGCGTCTGTGACATCGCCCTTCATCACGAGGTCGCCTTTTTTGCGCTCTTGGAAAATCAGGGGCATGACAGGCGCGTTAGTACACAGGAGGAACCAAGGCTGCTCTGCGCCCGCCTGAACATTCGATATTAGCTTCTGGTTCGCGCCTTCGCCGACAGGGTGCTCGGCGTCAAAGAAGTTCTGGCCATCATAGCACTCGGTCTCGAAACCTTTAACTAGCGCGTTGAACACAAGCTCATCAGGCAAAGCTGCGACTGCTGCACCTAGGGAACTGGCGAGCGAACCGAACGTACCGAGCTCGTCATCGTCAAAGCGATTACGGCCGACGACAATCGTATCTTCGAAGTCGTAGTTGAGCAGCGTATAGACTTTATCTTTGACGCGATTGTAACGGCGCTCGCCGATCCAGCGACGCATACGCGGCATATCGCCAAGCCAAGCATAATT